CACGAGTTTGTACACCACCCGTGGCGGTAGCTAGTTCCCTTGCTGTTGGAGTAAGACGATTAGCATCATCTACAAAAAACTTAGTGAAAGCAGCGGATGCGGGTGTCATGGTGTTACCGGGAGGAGTAGTTTGAGGAAGAGTATTTTGATTAATTACGGCTTGTTGCTGACTACCTGGCATATAACGACCTGCGTCAGTACGGTTTGTATTAAATTCTTGGTCACGAGCCTTGATCCTGGCGTAAGCTTCTAACCTCTGCGCATCCGTTAAATTTTCAGGTATGGGTCGTTGCTGACTACCTGGTATATAACGACCTGCGTCAGTACGGTTTGTATTAAATTCTTGGTCACGAGCCTTGATCCTGGCGTAAGCTTCTAATGGAGCTTGTTCTTGGGCACTTACTTTTCGCCTCATATCGGCTTCTGATGCATACCCTAAATTTTTATAATTAGGTTCTGGAGTCGAACCTTCTAGCTTAGCTGCTAGAGCTAATGCCCCACCTAAACTAGGAGTACCATAGGGACCTATGTTTTCAAGAAAAATTCTTAGATCGCGAGAAGTGGGTAGTAAAGAACCACCTGGTGTTTTATTTATTGTTGCTAATTGACCGGGGGGTTCTTGTGTGGCTAAGGCGCCATATCGTGCAATAGCACCGTATCTATCTAAAGAGCCGCCTGGATTTTGGTTAGGTACAACAGGAGCAGAGGGAGAAGGAGTCGCTCTGATATCAAAAAGACCTAGCTGACCTGGTGAAACAGGGTTAGGACGAAAAGAAGGGGGAATCGGTGTGCGACCTTGATTTACAGGTATTGGATCCGAACCTATAAAAGGCCTCCTGCTCCCAGAAAAATTCTGCGGGTTTCCGCTTTTAGTAAAAAGAGAACCTTGCTTAATTCCTTGCGAGAAAAGTTCTACAGCTCTGCGTAAGTTAGGTTCCACGTAAAAGCGGGGCTACTTCTTGTTTAAATATAGCGCTCACCTCCATTTAGTGTAAAAGTAAATCCTGTCGGCCCTTGCTGTATCAGGAGGACCGGGTATAGCTTGAATAAACTCTCCGCCACTACGTTCATAACGGTAACGAGCTGTAACAGGGTCTTTATAGTTAGGAACATAAAGCATATGGGCTAAACGATCACACTCAAATTGGTAATTCTCTCTCCAGATTCTTGAGGTCTCCCTTTTATCTTGGATATTAATGGAACGACTAACATCACCAAAAATTGTTTCTTGACGACTGGTTGCTCGTCCAGTAGCCAGCTCAGTTAAGCGCTCGGCTTCTTCACAACGTTCAATTTGACCAACAATTTTGTCGTAATAGAACTCAGAAGGAATACTACTTGTAGCTTCTAAAAGTCGAGCGTAGTCACCGGCAGGCACTGTGGCAATATTGTATCCAAGGTGATATGCACAACGGCTAAAGTTAAAATCATCAAGTCTATAACCAAATGTCTGCGCAGGGTTACGGGTAAGTTGATTAACCGCAGCATAAATTATTTCTCTTTTAGTCGCATCGGTGGTTGTTGCTTGGAAAACAACACCTTGTTGCGCTAAATAGCTTTGAATCTGCTCAAGTTCTTGTTGAGAGAATTGAGACACTTTATTTAAGCACTAGATAAACTTATTCTACCCGATTTACAAAATAAAAATTTAAATTATTCTACGTAGACGACACCAGCAGCAAGAACCTCGTCCCAGTCAACACGAGTGATGGCTTTTAGCTGTTCTAACTTTGTAAAACGCTCTCCGGGCATAGATTGTTGTAGCTCTTTAATTTCCACAGCGGTTTTTATTCCTACTCCTTTAAGAACCTGCGTTAACCGCTCGGGAGTAGCGCCATTTATGTTGATCCGGTTCTCAAAAGGGATTTCTGGCTGAATAATTTGACGGCCACGGCGTTTTAAGGAGGGTTTTGCGTCCTTTTTATCTTCGCTACCTTCTACAATCTCAATTTGGCCTTTATGAGCGAAAAATACCTTTCCTGTCGTGGTTGAGCGGACCATTTTGTATTCACCTTCGTCGTGCTCACTCAAAATTTCAACTTTAACTCCACTTGGTTTGTACAAAACGTCTTGAACTGAGATAGCGGTCATTATGTAAGCAGTGTCTACGAATAGTTTACTAACAAATTTCAATTTCAGTTGTCATATTGCCATGCATAAAAAAACCCCTCCGAAGAGGGGTCTTGTATTTACCTTTAACTAGATCAGGAAGGAACAGTAGAGGTGTAAACGTTGGACTCAATGAGACCAGCAGGCTGAAGAGCCAAATCATCGCGATTAGGAGCTTCGTCAGACAGGAACCAACACACTTCACAGATACCCAGAGCTTTGTTTTTGCCCCGAAGTTGTCCGTTAGTAGCGCGAGGATCGAACACACCGGATGCTTGTGCAAGACCAGAAGCGGCAGAACCGCCGAGGTTAGCCACAGCAAACAGTTTGTACTGAGTTTCGGAACCAGTCCGATACAAAGTAGCGCTGTTCCAAACGTTGTTGCTATTGAAGGAACCGTTTGCAATCCGGCTGCTGCTACCAGCAAGGGTAACGAAGAATCCGGAAGCAGAAGGTGTGGTATTAAGACCAACACCCACAGCAGGGCCAAGACCCAATGTAGGGGTGGCACTACCGCCGCCAACACCGCTGCTGATAACGTCGCCACCGTCAACACGGAGGGACAAACGATAAACATAAGCACCAGAAGGCACTTTGACACCGTCAGTAATATCAGCGCGAACATCTTTGTAAGCATCCGGTGAAGGAATGATTACATTGGCGTTCAAGAAGGGACTGTTAGCTCCGTTTAGACCAGAGCTGTAAGCCTGAGTGTAATACTCCAGTTGGCTAGTGGTGCCCAAAGCTTGGAACGACAAGTCGACGTAACCAATAGCTTGTTGAGCTACCCAACCTGGAGTAAATACCACACCAACTGGACCACCAATAGGTTGATTGGTGTAGGTGGTTTCCGTGTCGTTCGCATTACGGAACTGGAACGTCTTTTCGTCGTGCCAGTAACGTAGAACGTTTGTATAGTTTCCAGGATAGATTTTGGAAACTTGAAGCTGATTAGGGTTAGTTGCCATTGTTAGTTACCTCCTCAAACGTTGAACGAGTAGGCAACAGTAACGAAGTCAGCGTTTAGAAGCTCGAAACCTGCGTACAGGCTCCAGATCATCATGATAAAACGGCTGAAATCGTCGTTGTTGTTAAGCAGCACTTGAGCATTGTTACCGCCGATACCGACGCCAACACTCTGAGGGCCGAAGAACATACCGATAGCACTGTCGTACGTAGTCGAAGTACCACCGATAGTTGCTGTGGCGGTTTGGGAAGGCATGTTGGTGGATTCGAAGAATCGCACACCTTCAAACACAAAACCGGTAGGCATGATGGGTTCGCCAGCCACGAAGGAGGCTTGCCCAAAACCCTGACCCATGTAGATAGCAGCGTTAGGCTGCATAGCAGACATGAGTGGGTTGATCTGACCGTTGCCGGGGTAGCGAGCCACTTCGCGGAAATCGCTGTTCTGACGCAGGTGCATCAGGAACGTGGGGTCGCAAACGCAACGATAGAAACCGTCTTGGTAGGTGGGGGTGTTCCGCTTACGCAGAGACTTCACCACGCGGAGAAGGTCATCCTTAACGTCAAACTTGGCTTGCTCTGAGTTGGTGTAGGTTAAAGAACCAACAGCCAAATTACCGGGGTAGTAGTAACCACCTTGGGTATCAGAAGATTGACCTTTAGATACAGCTTTCAGGAGTTCATTAATGAACACCCGATCGCGCCAACGACGATAGTCGTCGAGCAGGGTCAAAGAACCAATTGATTGGTGGAAGGCAGTGAGATTACCGGTATCCAACAGCAAACGCTGAGCGGTAATTAGTGTCTCACGTGCAATCTTAAATGTACTTGCTTGTGTTGGATCACTAGGGTCGGCAGGACCGGTGTCACATTGTTACCCTAAAGGCTCTTTATCCTTTAGTTCTTACGGTTTACCATCCCGTAAGGTCAGACTATATCATCACCCATGATTAAATCGTTTGGGTGCGGGGCACTCGTGCCGTCTTATTGTCCAC